CATGCGGCGTTGCTCGCATGATCTCCGTCCCGACCGGCAAGCCTGGGATCCGGGTGAGCGACAGCTTTCGCGAGCTGAGCAAGGACTGTTGGGATGATCGCGGTGAGGTCGTCATGACCACGGCTGCTCAAGCCGCTCTGTCGCTCGCCGGGTCAGAGGCCGCGAGGGCTGCTGGACTGGACACAGTCTTGGGCGTCCACCGCGGAAAGCGTCTCATCGTCAAGGGTCCGGATGGGGATCAGAAGCAGCTCCACCGCAACGTGATGTATGGCCTCGCGCCGTGGGGCCGAGATGGGCAGGCCGCCGCCGAGATGGTCAAGGCGATCGCGGTAAAGCATGGCCCGGGCAAGCTGTGGTCAACACTTGCGATCGTCCATCCGATCCAGTACGACGGGATGATGCGGGTGGCCGACATCGGCGGGGTTCCGCACGTGTACCTTCGGGCGATCTACTTTCACGAGCCGGCAGGTCTGATGACCGCGATCCCGCGCATCACGTCCCAGAGCGGCCTTGCGATTGCGTTGCGCCACCTCCTTGTGGAGCGCGGCCATGTATACGCCGTAGCTGGCCATGCGCCGCTGAAGCCGAACGAGGTGCGCGTCGAGAATGCGCCCATCGACCCGATGGACGTCGAGTACGACGGGGTGGATCTCTGCACGCTGCTCGTGGAGGATCGCTCGATGCGAGAGGACCGACCAGGGGTGGCTAATCGCGTCCGGACCCCGGCCCAGCGCGCCGCGGTCTCTGCCCACTGGTCGGCGCAGCTCCGCGCCAAGGTCTCGGCGAGCAAGGCTGCAGACGCCGAGATCGAGCGGAACCAGGTGCAGATTCCGCTCGACGCGGAGGACTGCGAATGGTGACCTGCGATGGTGGTAGGATCCCGCAACTGCAACCCAAGGAGTGACCATGCCGAAGCGAACGCCAGACGCACAAGACCAGATCTCGACCGCGCGCTCCATGCCCGCGAACTGGAGCAGCGGGACCGGATCGGGCCAGGGCAAGAATGCCGCGCCGAACGCGGAACAGAACAAGGATGCCGAGCGCCCGGCGCCGGCCCATGACGGTGCGCCGGCCAAACTGCCGGGGTACGGGGGTGGCAAGTGAGCGACGTCAAGGAGGACTACGCGACGCGCACGGTCGCGAAGCGGACGCCCGAGGCAGCTGCGCAGATCGCTGCGGCCAAGGTCATGCCGGGCAACGCGGACCCCGAGATGACCTCGGATCCCGAGGAGAGCGACGCGGCCGACGCGGCCGAGATGTCGGTCAAGGGGCGTCCGGGGATGCCGGGGGTACTACCTGGCACCACGTTCGGGCGAGCGGGGAAGGGATCGTGAGCGCGCTCACCGAGAAGCAGTTCGCCCGCGCCCATGCGGTCAACGCCCGGCGTACGGCCGAGGCGCAGGAGCTGATCAGCGCCGCGCGTGCAGACCCGACGGACCTTGAGCTCGAGGCCGAGATGCAGGACCTCCAGCTGAAGGAGATCGATCAGGCGGCCGACCTTGCGCTGGACGAGCTCAAGAACGCGCCCACGTCGTTCCGTATGCACGACGAGAACGGCAAGACGTTCGATGACCGGGTACGCGAGGCGTACAACCCGGACGAAGCGGCACGACGTGTCACGGTAGCGCGCGAGGCAGGCAAGCCAACATCGCGCCTGCCGTATCGCAAGCTCGACCCAGACCAGCTTCCATCCGGGATGATCCTCGTCACCGGCCCGCGCGCCGTCGCGTACCTTGAGCTCGAGTCAGCATCGAAGGCAGCGCTCGAGACCCAGACCGCGCACGCAGCGGCCTGCGCGACGCTGCGTGCGGCGATCGAGACGCTGTGCCGTGCCATGGCTCCGGCGCCGACCCAGGAGCCCGAGCGCAAGCCAGGCGTGGGGCGAGGTGACGAGTGATCGGACCGATCGATCCGCCCGATGGCAGCGAGGCTCGGCCCGCGGGTATCGTCCATGTCGAGATGGACGACGGACGGACGTTCTGCGGTGAACGTGGTCATGCGCTCAAGCAAGACGCGTGGCATCGCGACCCGACGAACATCCAGAAGGCGACCTGCGACCAGTGCCTACTCCGCATCGTGATGTGCGGGGACTCGGCGAGCATCGCGCTGCGCCTGCAGGGCAAGAAGGTCGACATCATCGACGTGGACAGCGCGAGCCTCGCGGAGAACTGACATGGAGCTGATCGACATGCTCAAGCCTGATCCCGAGGAAGATCGGCAAGGTCTGGAGTACGACCTCGCGATGATCCGGGCGACGGCAGACGGGGTGCACGACCTGCCCGGAGGGATCCTCGCGTACCGGGATGACCCGGAGGGCTGGTACAGCTTCGCGTGCTTCGAATGGGTCGGCGGTCCGTCGACGAGAGACGGCGTGATAGTCGACGGCGAAAAGATGGAGCTGGTGTTCCACGGGCACGGAGGCAAGCAGTTGCGCGAGTGCCGTCACACGTACTGGGGGCATGGCGGTGAAGAGAGCGGATACCTGTTCTACATGCCTGGCTCGCTGATCACCGCGGCGATTGCGAAGCTCGGGGAGATCTTCGACCTGTCGTGACGCTCGACCGCGATCGGGTGGCGTTGGTGATCGAGCGGCGTCGTGCCTTGGCCGCGGCAATCGCGAGCGCTGCATCGATCGGGGCGTTGGCCGACAAGCTGCGATCGTTCTTCTACCCCAAGCAACGCGACTTCTTTCGCTCCAAGGCGAAGCGCCGCGCGACGAAGAAAACCCGCCGATCGGGTGCCACTTCCGGCGGGTGCCGCGAGCTCCTGGCGCGCTCGATCGAACAGCCCGGGCACCGCGCGACCTACATCACCGGGACGCTCAAGGATGCGCGGAAGCGGGCGTGGGAGAGTGACACCAAGAGCGGCTTCGTCGACGTGATCCGCAAGTACGGGACGCGGATCGATGACGCATCGATCGAGAGCTACGACCTGGCCGGCGTGGTCGCGAGGATCAACAAGGCTGACCTGGTCATCGACTTCTCGAACGGGTCGCAGATCGACATGTTCGGCGCCGACAACAAAGGGATGTCGGATCGTCTGCGCGGTCTCGTGAAGCACGTGTACTGGATCGACGAAGCCCAAGACCTACTAGAGCTCGCCGACTTCTACAAGGGCGTGATCGTCCCGGCCTCGGACTTCGGTGGCGAGTGCTGGCTCACCGGGACGCCAGGGAAGGATCTCGTCGGGATGTTCTACGCGGTCACCACCGACGACGAGGATCCGCTCAAGGGGTGGGAGGTTCACCGGATCGCGGCGACGGACAATCCGTTCTTTGGGTGCGTGGTCTGGAAGCTCGGACAGTGGTACGTCGTCGACAATCTCGGCGCCGAGACCGGCCCGTACGAAGACGAGGGTGCTGCCGAGACCGCGGCTCGGGAGATCCGGTGGGAGCGTTCGGCCGGCGAGGCGATCCGAGACAACGGGTGGGCGGAGGACGATCCGGATCTGCTGCGCGAGTACTTCGCGCGGTGGGTCAAGAACGATGCGCGGTTCGTCTACGCGTTCCACTCGGTGCCCGAGCACAAGCTCTGCTACGCACCGGTCCGGCTCGGCGTCGACGGGTTCCCGGACATTCGACTCGCGCTCGCCGACCTGCCAGGGCGCGCCGAGTTGCGCCAGTACTTCACCGCGCTCGGCGCCGACCTCGGGACGCGCGCCGCGTTCGCGTTCGTCCTGTGGGCGTGGTCGCTACGAGACCCCGTGCTGTACGAGGTGTGCAGCTGGAAGAAACCGGGCCTCGACTACGACGAGATGGCAGGGCACCTACATGCGGTCAGAGCGCAGGTCAATGTGAGCCTGATCGTTGCCGATGCCGGCGGCGGCGGAAAGCCGGCGGTGATGGGTTGGAGCAAAAAGTGGGTGGACCGGTATCACCTGCCGATCGAGGAGGCGCAGAAGCAGAACAAGCGGATCGCCCAAAACCACCTAAATAGCGATATCCGCAAGGCATTAGTCCAGTTCCGCGAGGACTCGGTGATCGTCCATGAGGGGCGAGTCCACCGATGGAAGCCGCTGCGAACCGACGATGGGAAAGAGGTCGAGGACTCGACCCCGCACGACGCCCTCGACGCCGGCCTCTATGGGCATCGCCACAGCCTGCACCACCGGTTCAGGCCAGAAGCAAACAAAATCCTACCGGGAACCGATGCATGGGTGCTAAAAGAGGAGCGAGAGCTTGAGCAGGCAAACTGTGAGCAAGATGACAGCGGACCGTACGGCGGCTACGGAGCTTACCGGTGATGCAGCGCAGGTTTGCGCCGTGCTGGCCTGGGCGCGCGATACCGGGCTGCAGATCGCCAGCCTCACGGTTGGGGCGTGCCACGTCGAGCTGCGCCATGCCGCGCCACCCGCCGGCGAACAGCGCCCGGCGCCGCGCCGCAACGGGATCTACGACGACGCGATGGCCCAGTCGCCGGAGCTGAAGG